CATCGAAATGAAGTATTGGGAGAACTCAAGCGCGCAGGCCACAAAACGCAGTGAAATGCGCATGTGATACTGCATGACGGGCTAGACGGGCTCTGAGCCACTATATATAGTATACGAACGCTCCGGGGGTTTCTCCTCCTTACCCCGTAGAGCATCGGCCCCGGCGGTTTCCTCCTTTCACCGCCGGGGCCACTTTTTTTGCAGCCAATGTCATTTTTCGCTTGCACCTGTCCGGCTTGCGTGTATTGTCGAGACATAGCCAAGGAGGAAACGGCATGAACATCACCCGCCAAGAGCGCCTAGAGTGCGCACACGAAAACAATCCCTACTTCATCGAGGCTGGTCGTGTTGCCCGCTTTGACTGGGCCGACATGAACGCGGACCTGGTGGCACTGGCCACGGCGCGCGAGCATATGAAAAAGGCCGTCGAGATTGTAAAGGGCATGTCCGATTGCCTGGAAGAGGGCGACAAGCAACATGTTGCAGACTGCATCGAGGGCGGCTTGAACGCGGCTAATGATGATCTGTTTGATATGGTTGAACATTGGAGCAAGGAAGCAAGCGAGGAGACTTGGAGCGATGCCTAGAAAGTACGAATTCACCGGAAAGGCGAAGACAATTGGGGCGCGGACGCTTGGCCAGATCCGCGCTGTCACCGCTATTGAGTCAATCGGCGTGTCGATTGGAGATGTTGGAGGTTGGATAGAGGCAGAGGCCAACTTGAGCCATGAGGGCAATGCGTGGGTCTACGGCGATGCGCGGGTCTGCGGCAATGCGGCGGTCTGCGGCGATGCGCGGGTCTACGGCGATGCGGAGGTCTGCGGCAATGCGTGGGTCTGCGGCGATGCGCGGGTCTACGGCAATGCGGAGGTCTACGGCAATGCGTGGGTCTACGGCAATGCGGCGGTCTGCGGCGATGCGCGGGTCTACGGCAGATCTGAGTGCTTATGGTTTTCCAACGTCGGATCTGAAAACGGCACGCTGACCGCGTTCAAGTCCAAGGGCGGCATTGGGGTCTCGCGAGGGTGTTTTTCTGGGACGCTTGAGCAGTTTGAGTGTCGCGTGAAGCTCGCGCACGGAGAAAGCCAGAGTGCCCAGGAATACGCACTATTAATTGAGTTCATTAAGCTGCGCATGGGATACGGAAATGCTTAATATTTCAAGCGAACAACACGAAGCGCTCACGGAGTTTGACGGGTGGGGCAGTGACGCGCCCCTGCCGGTCATGGATGATGAGCCAATGCCGTTTGATGATTATGACTTTTGGGAGGAGTAATGTTTAATCTGTCAGAATATCGCGACTTCATCGCAGCCAAGGGCGGCATGACGCAATCTGCCGGGTTTGATTTATCCGGCACTGATTACGGCTTGTTCGCACACCAGCAACGCGCGCTTGAGTTCAACGCGGAAAAGGGCAAGGCTGCGGCATTCTTGGATACCGGACTGGGCAAGTCACGTGTTGAGGCGGCGATGGCCAATGAGGCTCGCATTGCAAGCAACAAGCCTGCGCTGATCCTGACGCCGCTTGCGGTGGCTCGCCAGATGCAACGCGAGTGTGAGGCTTGCGGCGTCGAGGCGACAGTTATCCGTGATGATGATGAAGCAACGCCGGGCGTAAACATCGCCAACTATGAGCGATTGTCGAAACTGGACGTTTCCAGGTTCGGCGGGATCGTGCTTGATGAAAGCTCAATCCTAAAGGCGTTCACGGGCACGACTAAGCGCGCACTTGTCGCAGCGTTTCAAGATACGCCATATCGCCTAGCAGCGACAGCCACGCCCGCGCCGAATGACCATATGGAGCTTGGCACGCATTCGGAGTTCTTGGGGAACCTTGGCAGTAGGGAGATGCTTTGCCGCTGGTTTATCAATGACACGTCAACAGCTTCCCAGGATTGGCGATTGAAGGGCCATGCCGAGCGTGAGTTCTGGCAATGGATTGCGAGCTGGGCGCGCGCGGCGTCTTTGCCTTCTGACCTTGGCGGATGCGATGATGGGTTTATCCTGCCGCCGCTTCGCTATCATACGCACATCGTTAATTCCGATCTAACCGAAGGCGTTCAGGATGGGCTGCTATTCCGCATCCCTGACCAGTCCGCAACGTCTATCCATAAGGAGAAACGGCTAACACTTGCCGAGCGTGTCGAGAAGGCGGCATATATCGCCAACAACGAGACGGGCGCGGTGATTGTATGGTGTGAGACGAATGACGAAAGCGCCGCGCTTGCGAAGGCTATCCCGGACGCTATCGAGGTCCGAGGCGACATGAAGCCGGAAGAAAAGGAGCGGGCGCTTGATGCGTTTACGTTCGGATGCGCGCGGGTTATCGTGACGAAGCCAAAGCTTGCCGGGTTCGGCTTGAATTGGCAGCACGCAAAAACAGTAGTGTTCGCGTCTATCAGCCATAGTTATGAGCAGCACTATCAGGCAGTCAGGCGGTCATGGCGGTTCGGCCAGGATAGCGAGGTTAATGCGCATATCGTGATTGCAGAGACCGAGATCCCGATCTGGCAGAACGTGCAACGCAAAGCGGCTGACCATGACAAGATGAAAAAGGCCATGACGCGCGCAATGGTCGAGGCGCAATCGCCATCATCAAAACGCGCATACAATCGCGCGCAAGAGTTCACACTTCCAAGCTTTATGAAGGAGGCATAAGCCATGAAAGCAGATTATACAGGCGACAACTGGGCCATTTATAACGCGGATTGCATCGAGGCTTTGGCCGGAATGCCGGAAGGATCTATTGATCTGTCCATTTTCAGCCCGCCATTCTCTGACTTGTTTGTCTATTCCGATAGCGAGCGGGACATGGGCAACTGCTCCTCGCATGATGAATTTATGGAGCATTATAAATTCTTCTCGCAGAACCTTTACCGCGCAATGAAGCCGGGCCGGATTATTTGCGTGCATTGCACCGACCTCCCGGCGCGCAAGGGCAAGGATGGGTTTATCGGCTTGCATGACTTCAGCGGCGATCTAATCAAGGCGCACACGGAAACGGGTTTTGTGTATCATGCGCGTTGTACGATCTGGAAGGATCCGGTTATTGAGATGCAGCGCACCAAGGCGCTGGGGCTGCTGTATAAGCAACTGAAGAAAGATAGCGCCATGAGCCGCGTCGGCATGCCGGATTATATGCTTTTCTTCCGCAAGGATGAGCCTAACCCGGATCCGGTCACGCATACGCCGGAGGATCTGCCGGTTGACCAATGGCAAGAGCTGGCGAGCCCTGTTTGGTGGAATGTAAACCAGACGCGCGTTCTGAATGGTCGGCAGGCCAAGGGTGAGAAAGACGAAAAGCACATTTGCCCGCTTCAGCTTGACGTGATTGATAGATGCTTGACGCTCTATTCCAATCCTGGCGATGTGGTCCTGGATCCGTTTAACGGCATTGGTTCAACCGGGCATGAGGCCATTCGGATGGATCGCAAATATATCGGGTTCGAGCTGAAGCCGGAATATGCGAAGCAGGCGGCTAAGTTTCTGACCCAGGCCGAGGCTGAAAAGGCTTCGCTGTTTGACGGTGTGGCATGAGCAAGAAAGGCACGCGCCTAGATCCGGGCTGGCAACCTGGCCCGGATTACATTGACTACGCTATATCGCGAGGGTTCACCGCTCATGAGGCGCGCGGGATTGCTGAAAACTTCCGTGATTACTGGGCGGCACGCGCTGGGGCTGGTGGTGTTAAGCTAGACTGGTTGGCAACGTGGCGCACATGGGTTAGGCGTGAAGCCGAACGGCAAGACCGGCAACCACGCGCGGAGCCTGTCCAGTACGGTGGCGAGCAGCTAAATCCAAGCGCGGACGATTGGCGCAAGGCAAGCGGGCAGGTCAAGAACATGCTGGAAGCGCTTGCGGGCGTAGGTTGTCCTGACGAGGCGCTAACGGATGTGTATCGCGAGGGCATCGGCGTGACCCACATTAACAGCCCGCCTGAGCGACCCACGGCGGTCATTAAGACGGATGCGGGCATCCAGACATGGTGCCGGGCGATTGGCGGGAAGAAGTACGGCGAGAACAGCTACGCGGCCAAGGCTGGCTATAACATTATCCCATATGCTAAAAGCTATGTGGATAGAAAGCGCGAAAGGGAGAACGGCGCATGACTGACGATTGGGTATTCAACGAAAGCACTAAGACCGCGCCGCTGCGGCCTAGCCTTTGCCGGTTGATCCTGCGGGACTTCTGCGAGATGCACGCCGGGAGCATCGAGGCCGATGGCGAGGGGCTAAAGATTAACTGCGCGCCTGAGATGCTTATTGCTTATGCTGCGTGGCGTGTGCGCGAGTTTAAGGATCAGGACGGCAAGCAGGCTGTCACAGGCTGGACTAAGATCCGCGTCCATTCTACCGGCATTCCTGACGATGACGAGCTAGACACGATCAAAAAGGAGGGGCCGCAATCGGCCTAGAAAATAATTCTTGACCAGCCCCCGCATTTCTGTATGGTGGGGGCATGGCAAAGGAGGAAACAGCTATGAAACAAGTTAGCGAAATCATCAAAGACGTGAGCCAGGCCCTTGTCCTGTTCTTTATCGGCTGGGCGCTTCTGTCCATTCCGTTTGGAGGGTGATATGAGGACCACGGCCAAGGCTGTTATTCTCTGGGCGGCGTTTGCTGTATGCTGGCTCCCGCTCATCACCGTTTGCCTGTTTATGGATTGACAATGGCTAGACCTGGACGGCCCCGCAAGATTAGGAAGCGCAAACCAAGCGGAGCAATCCGCAATAGTGAGCGCGAGCCGCAAAGCGTAGGGCCGACAGATCAGATGCAAGCGCACAAGGCGCAGGCTAAGGGCGGCGAGGTTGGCAATGTTCTATCCTATCTCCCGCTCCGGCCTGAGCACAAAGAGGCGCTAGAGACTTTCCAGAATGCGCGCGCCCGTGCTGGCTTTGTTGAACAGACAGGCGTTGCCGATTACGGGCAGAAAGTGAAAGGGCTATCCGGTGGCGAGCAGGAAGCTATTGACCGCCAGGAGAAGGCCCGCAAGTTTTATGACCTAGCCGACGATGCTTTATTGCAGGCTGGGCGACGTGCGCGGGATGCTGTTCACGCGCTTAATCTACCGCACAGGCGGCATTGCCTAGCGGATCTAGCTGCGGGCGCTGAAGCGCTGCGGCGGTTTTTTGAAAGGAGCTAGTTATGGTGTGGATTTTAAGTGCTGTATTGGCCGCCTATGCCTTCGCTGCCGGGGCATACTATTCCCGCGCATTGCTTGACCTAGAGCTGCTGGGAGTAGTGCACCCCAAGCGTGAGGCGCTGCGCGAGGCCATCATCTGGCCTTGGCAGGTGTGGCGATTTCGCAATATGTAGTGTGCCGCATTATTGACTTTCACTAGATGATGTGTTAAGAGGGGCTGAAATACATAATGCGCCACGTGCGCATTGTAGAGACGCGCGGCCCCGTCAACTCCAAATAGCTAAATATGCTTAACTTAGGGCGTGTGTGCCGCGCACCCCGCACGGAGATGCAATGTTTATCCCTGACGGCATCGAAGCAGAAATGGACCCTGACGCAATCATGCGGGGGCGGGCTGACGCAGCCATTGAAGATAATGACCGCGAGCTTCGCAAGTGGTGCCTGGTGTTTGCCTTCTAATGCTCCCCGGAGGGCGTTTACGGCGACGATGTGATGCGGTTCGCGACAACGCTAGAGAGATACGTCCGAGATGGGCACATTCCCAAGGGCGACGCAGTAAAGGCTGTTTAATACGTGGAAGCTCTTGATCATGGTTATTTTATTGAACGAGAGCGGCCAGATGGTTATTTTATTGAACGAGAGCGGCCAGTGATAAGCACGAATTTCGCTAGGCTAGGCATCGGCTAGCAAGTGCGCGGAGAGTTGTATATGTGGAAGCTGCTTATCATGATTATCGTATTGAACGAGAGCGGCCAGCCTGAGCAGATCCAGGCCGAGCACCGCCTAACCTTCGCGACCGCTGCGGAGTGCTATGAAGCAGCGCGGGATTTATACGAGCAAGCGCCTGACGTTGCTGTTTCTGTTGGCCATGTATGCGTTAAGGACGCGCAAGGCCGCAGAGCTTAATTTAATTTTGGTACGGCGTCGCATTTAGGCGCGCTGTTAAAGGGTCTGCCCGCCAACATATGCCCCGCAGGTTTCGGCTTGCGGGGCTTTTCTTTTGGGGTATTCATGACAGAAAACAGCTACACAGCATTTGGTGAGCTTGCAGTCGCAGAAAACACCCCATTTGTGCAGGCGGCTGCAACATACAATTTCCTGCCGTCTAATTTCCGCGCATACACCGCAACAGGCGGCAGCACTGGCGTTTCCAATAACTTGTTTCGGGTAGAGACGGGGACAAGTGTAGGCGGGTATGGTGCAATTCAATCATTCCGCGCTGTAAACTATAAGCCGGGTGAGGGCGCAATGGCGCGTTTTACGGCGCTTTTTGAGTCCTCTGCCGCAAATAGCTGGCAGGGAGTGGGCCTTGTCAACCTGGGCGACGAGATATCCTTTGGCTACAATGGGACCAGCTTTGGCGTGTGGCATCGCTACGGTGGGGCGGCAGAGGTCCGCACTGTCACTGTCACGGGCGCTGCTAGTGGATCAGAGAACCTGACACTTACGCTCAACGGTACGGCTTACACTATTCCGCTAACGAGCGGCACGGTAAACCATAACGCATTTGAAATTGCCGACTGGATCAACGATAGCGCTAACCAGTCAGTCTGGCACGCAGATCAGGTAGACGATACAGTTATTTTGTCTGCACTATCTGACGGGGCGAAGAGCGGCGCTTATTCGTTTAGCTCGAGCACATCCACGGGAAGCATTGCTCAGGACACGGCGGGCGTTACAAAAACTAGCGATTTTGTTGCCCATGCCGATTGGCGCGGCGATGACATGACATGGCTGGACCCGACGAAGGGCAATGTCTATCAGATTGAGTTCCAGTATCTTGGGTTCGGCGTTATCCGGTATCTTGTCGAGAACCCGGAAACGGGCGGATTTGAGGTCGCGCACACAATTAAATGGCCTAACTACAACACCACTCCAAGCCTGGGCAATCCGTCTCTGCGTCTCGGGCTCTACGCGGTAAGCTTGGGCAGCACTGATAATCTAATTGTTAAAAGCGCAAGCATGGCAGGCTTCACGCAGGGCCAGCGGGCCAGAACACGTAACCCGCGCGCGTTCTCTAATACCCAGAGCGTAGGCACGTCATACACAACCGTATTGGCCCTTCGCAACAGGAAGACGTATAACGGCAAGTTCAACCAAGTTGAGATCCAGCCGCTAGAGCTTACGATTGCGAACGAGGGCGCGAAGAATATCGAGGTCGAGATCCGCTCATCCGTCAATTTTGGCGTAGAGTTCGATTACACCGCAGCGGGAACGAACCTTGTAAGCGACGTTTCTACATCTGCTGTAACGGTGACTAGCGGGCGGCTCCTTGGGGCTGTTGTTGTTGCGCCTGGGTCTAGCTCTGTTGTTGATCTATCCTCGCTAGATATTCGCCTGCCGCCTACGCTTAATTTCGTTGTGCAGGCTAAAAAGGCTTCGGGGTCTGCGGCAGATGTTTCTGCGTCTTTGATTTGGTATGAAGATGTCTAACCGCACAGTAAAGATTTTGGAAAACGGGCGCATGATAACGCGCGGCCTGTTTCGTCGCGGCAATGCGGCTGAGATTGTCATGGACCGCAATGAGAGCCTGCCGGTCACGGTTGATTGGTCTGATTGGCTGGGCTCTGACACAATCGCAAGCGTAACAAATGACGCAGAGGGCGCGTCTGTATCATCTGAAAGCAATACCACAACAACGGCGACATTTACGGTCTCAGGCTCGTCTACTGGGTATGTAGACAGCCGCATCACCACGGCGGCGGGATCCATCAAAGAGCTGCGCTTGCATGTAGTGAATTACGAAAGCAACCGCATCAAATACTACGGGAGATAGACATGCCAAGAAAAAAGGGATGGCGCACTCCTGATGAGATCCGGGAGAAGATCCAGGGCAGCCAAATCATTAACAGATTGTCCAAGCACGTGATGGGTGAGGTAGAGATGACACCCTCCCAAGTTAACGCGGCTAAGACTTTATTGGGTAAAGTTATTCCTGATCTAAAAGCAGTAGAGCACTCAGGCGACCCAGATAACCCGCTGAACCATCAGCATAACGTAGTAGAGCGCCGCATTGTCGACCCTACAGATAGAGACACCTAGGGACTTTGTTCCGCTCTTAGCGCCTAGACGATACAAGGGCGCATACGGCGGGCGAGGCTCCGGTAAGTCTCATTTCTTCGCGGAATTGATTGTCGAGGAGTGCTACAGGAAGCCTGTTAGGGCGGTGTGCATCCGTGAGGTGCAGAACACCATCAAGGATAGTGTAAAGCAGCTCCTTTCTGACAAGATCCAAAAGCTGGGCCTGGGCTCGTTCTTTGAAGTGCTAGATACAGAGGTCAGGGGCGCTAACGGTTCGCTCATCATCTTCCGGGGGATGCAGCACTACAGCGCCGAGAGCATCAAGTCTCTTGAGGGTTATGACATAGCTTGGGTGGAGGAGGCGCAGAGCCTTAGCCAGCGCTCGCTTGACATGCTCCGCCCGACTATCCGTAAAGAGGGCTCAGAGATTTGGTTCTCCTGGAACCCCGATAGCGAGGACGACCCGGTTGACGTGTTCTTTCGGCAGCAGGGCCGCGATGACGCAATCTGCGTTAAGGTCAACTATGACAGTAACCCCTGGTTTCCCTCTGTCCTGCGTGTGGACATGGAAGCGGACTATGTGGCGGATCCCGAGAAGGCCGCGCATGTTTGGGGCGGTCAATATAGCGTAGTCACTGAGGGCGCATACTATGCCCGCCTGCTGGCCCAAGCTGAGAAGGAAGGCCGGATAGGCGCGTTTCCCTATGACCCGGCCCTGCCGGTTTATACGGCGTGGGATGTCGGCGTGGATGACTACACGGCGGTGTGGTATTTCCAGGAGAACCGGCAGCAAGTCCGGGCCATAGACTACTACGAAACATCCGGCGATGGCGCTGAGATGATTATCGCCGAGGCTATCAAGCCCAAGCCTTACGAATACGCGGCGCACTACATGCCGCACGATGTAAAGGTCAGGGAATGGGGCGCGGGGGCAAAGAGCCGCTATCAGACGCTGATGGGGCTGGGAATGAACAATATCCGGGTTGGCGTGGCTCAAGGGCCTGCCGAGCGGATCAACGCAAGCCGGGCTATCATGCCCATTGTAAGCTTTAACAAAGAGACGACGCAGCAGGGCATTAAGAGGCTCCGCAACTATCGGCGCAGGCTAAACGCTGCGACCGGGACATATAGCGGACCTTTGCATGACGAGAACAGCCACGGCGCGGATGCGTTCGGCGAGTTCGCGGTTAACTGCCAAGTGCGGCCGAAGCCACAACAGCAAAAACCCAAGGCACCGGAGAACAGATACCGGAAGCCAGCCAGCGGGGGCGAGAATTGGAAGACTATGTAAGCACATCTCAGCTTTCGCAATGGTTTGTTGCGGCAGAGGACGCTATGCGCGATGCGCGGGAGCGTGCCGAGCGTGACCGGGACTATTACGACAACAAGCAGCTGACTGATGAGGAGGTTAGCGAGCTTAAAAAGCGCGGACAGCCGCCTGTAGTTATTAACCGCATCAAGCGCAAGATTGACTATCTCACGGGGCTGGAAAAGCAGCAGAGAACCGACCCGCGGGCCTATCCCCGCACGCCTAACCACGAGGAGGCGGCAGAGGCCGCAACGGATGCTCTGCGCTATGTGGCTGAGAATGTCGAGCTGGATACGGTGCGCGCTCAGGTCTGGAAGAATAGCCTTATTGAAGGCATTGGCGCGGTGCAGATCGGCGTAGATCAAAGGCATGATGGGCAGACAGAAATCAGCGCAGACCTCGTTCCTTTTGATCGTTTCTTTGCTGATCCTCATTCGTCTAACCCTGATTTTTCAGATGCCAAATACCTGGGAATGGTTATCTGGCAGGACGTGGATGATGTTGTTGCCAAGTACGGCGAGGAGTACGCAGATCAGCTAACCGCCATGATTGGCAATGAGGACGTAGGCGACACATACGACGACAAGCCGCGTTATACGCTCTGGACCGACCGGACCCGGAACCGCGTTCGCGTTGTGCAGATGTGGCACGATACCCCGCAGGGCTGGTATTTCTGCGAGTTTATCGACAGCATGAAGCTGGCTAGCGGCATCAGCCCTTACGTTGACGAGCATGGGCGTCCTGAGCATCCGTTCGTGTGTATCTCCGCTTATGTCGACCGCGAGAACAATCGCTATGGCGTTGTCCGCGAGATGATCGACCCGCAGGACGAGATCAACAAGCGCCGCTCCAAGGCTCTCCACCTTCTGACCATGCGGCAGGTGCAGGCTGAAAAGGGCGCGGTGGATGATGTGTCAGAGGCCAAGCGGCAGCTATCCCGCCCGAATGGGTATATTGAGACTAACCCCGGCTTTGCGTTCAACGTCCTGAATACGACTGACCTTGCGATGGGACAGACAACGCTGCTTCAGGAAGCCAAGTCTGAAATTGACATGATGGGGCCTAACCCGTCGCTTTCGGGCAAGGAAAGCCGCGCTCAGTCGGGCCGGGCAATCCAGGCGCAGCAGCAGGGCGGGATGATTGAGCTGGGCGACCTGCTCGATAGCCTTCGCCAATGGGATCGCCGGGTTTATCGCATGATTTGGCGGCGCATTAAGCAATTCTGGAATGAGCAGCGATGGATCCGGGTGACGGATGACGATGGCGCGGCGCAGTTCGTCGGCATGAATGTCCCCATGATGGACCCGTTTGGGCGTGTGGTGGGTGTGCAGAACCCGGTAGCGCAGATGGACGTGGATATCATCATTGATGACGCCCCGGATACTGTGAGCCTTCAGGGCGAGACGTTCGAGCAGTTCATGCAGATCCTGCCGGTATTGGCGCAGATGCCTCCGCAGTTCGCAACGATGGCCGTGGAGATGGCCCCGAATCTGCGCAACAAGCAGAAGATCCTGGACGCATTGCAGGGCGGCGACGACCCGCAGGCGCAGGCCATGCAGCAGATGATGCAGCAGCAGGCCGCACAGCTAGAGATGGCTGGCAAGCAAAGCGACATTGAGAACACGCAGGCGGATACGGCGAAGAAACGCGCCGACGCCATGAAAAGCATTACGCAAGCCGCAGCAGATGCCGCAGAGGCATCTACGCCGCGTTTGCAGTAATTGGGGCAACGCCCCTTTGTCCGAAGCCGGGACTGTACGGGCTTGACGTGACGCCGACGTTATGACGGGCGAGGTGTATGCAATGACTACTAAATTGGAAGATGCTCTCAACGGTAACGTGAGCGAGGCCGAGGATCAGAACGCCCCGGAGATGGAAGCAGAGGCCGTAGAGGTTGAAGCTACGCAAGAGACTGTGGATGCAGGTGAGCAGCCGGAACCGGAAAAGCCGGAAGATACAGAGCCAGAAGCAACGCGGGACAAAAAGGGCAGGTTTGCCAAGAAAGAAAAGTCAGACGAGAAGTCTGAGGACTGGTCATACCACGCATACAAGGACGAAAAGGAAAAGCGGCAGCAGTACGAGCGAGAACTGGAGGCTATTCGCCAGCGTGAGCAGCAAATGCAAGCGCAGCTCGCACAATACTCCCAGCCGCAAGGCTTGCCGGATGCTTACGACGACCCGCAAGGCTTCCAAGCAGCAATTCAGCAGCAGATTGAGCAGGCGCAATATCAAACGCGGCTGCAAATGTCTGAGATGATGGCGCGACAGACGCACGGCGCGGAGACTTGGGAGGCCACTAACCAATGGCTTCACCAAAATCCGAGCGTTGTGCAGCAGCTCACTAAATCGCAAGACCCATGCGGGGATGCGGTTAAGGAGTACAAGCGCCATCAGGCCATGCAAGAGATTGGCGACGACCCGCAAGCATATCGTGAGCGGGTAGAGGCTGAGATTCGCGAAAGGCTTGAAGCAGAAGCGGCGCAAGCATCGCCACAAGCTCCTAACCAACCCGTCCCAGCTAACTTCGCATCTACGCGGAACGCTGGGCATCGCAAAGGCCCGTCATGGGCAGGCCCTACGTCGCTTGATGCGGCTTTGGGGATGCGCAACCCCTAACTACCCGTTGGAGCGTCGAGAGACGCCCCGTTCTCAGTGCCGGGCTTAGTCCCGGCCAGATAGATGGAGTAAAGCATGGCTGAAACGTCTGCTGCTACCGGCCTCACTGTTCAACAGTGGGATGATAAATTCTTTGTTGAGCATCTCGCAGAGAACCGCTTCGCCCGTGAAATGGGCTCTGATCAAAACTCTATTATCCAGGTTAAAGAGGACCTGACCGCCAAGCAGGGCGACAGCGTAACGTTTGCGCTAGTCAACAAGCTCTCTGGTGCTGGTGTAACCAATGGCGCAACGCTGGAAGGCAACGAGGAGGCCCTTGATAGCCGCTCCTTCAAGCTGACCATCGCAGAGCGCGCTAACGGCGTTCGCTCTGACCGCTGGGAAGCCCAGATCTCGTCTATCGACCTTCGCAAGGCCGCTAAGGCGTCCCTGAAAGATTGGGCGATGGAAAATACCCGCGACCGTATCATCACGGCCCTGGGTTCTATCAACGGCACCGCTTACGGCTCCGCTTCTGAGGCTGCCAAGGATGCTTGGCTGGTAGATAATGCTGACCGCGTTCTGTTCGGTTCTGCTGTTGGCAACAATTCGTCCAATGACCATTCCCTGTCCCTGGCGAACATCGACAACACAAACGACCAGCTCGACTCAGGCGCCCTCTCGCTCCTGAAGCGTCTGGCTCGCACGGCTAGCCCGAAAATCCGCCCGGTGCGTGATGAGGGCCTGAAAAACGGTCGTTACTACTACACCTGCTACGTTCCGTCTCTGGTTATGCGTGACCTGAAGGCTGACACGGCTATCCAGCAGGCTCAACGTGAAGTCTCTCTCCAGATGGAAAACTCCCGCCTGTTTGAAGGTGGTGATCTCCTCTGGGATGGCATCATTGTTAAAGAGATCGAAGATATTGCGGTTATCTCCGGCGTCGGTGCTGGCGGTATCGACGTGGCTCCGGTCTATCTCTGCGGCGCTCAGGCTCTCGGCTACGGTGTAGCAGAGCGCTGGAAGTCTGCCGAGGAGCTGTTTGACTATGGCCGCAAGAAGGGTTGCGCCATTATGGAAATGGGCGGCATCGAGAAGATGACGTTCGGATCTGGCTCTGGCGACACCGACGACCTGAAAGACCACGGCGTGGTTACGGGTTACTTCGCGGCTGTTGCTGACAGCTAATCGCTAACGGGGAGGGCTTCGGCTCTCCCTACTTTTCCGGGGTTTATATGGCTGAGTTTAAGTTCACCGGCGACCCGAACGCCGAGGACGCCCGCGAGGGTGTAGAAGTTTTCGGGTATGAGTTTAGCCGCAAGGCATACACGAAGGTTACAGAGCGCGAGATTGTTGCCAAGCTGCGCGGTAACGGTCATTTCACTGAGAAAAAGGCAACATGGGCAAGCAGGCCCAAGGCTGATTAATAGCGGGGCGCGTCATGGCATTAACTAAAGCAGATATGCGGAATTTGGTGTTGCGTTACTTGGCCAAGTTGCCAGAAGGGCAGACCGCGAACGCCCATGACGCGAGCGTTACTGAGGACGCAATTGACCGCTGTCAGGCATGGCTTGAAGCGGATGAGGTTGCGTATTGGGAGAGCAGCGCAATTCCTGACGGGGTTGCCAATGCATACCGGAATTTTGTCGCGGCAGAGGTGGCGCATGAGTTCTTGCCGCCTTCCCAGGCCGACCCGTATGCCGCAAGACGCCCGCAAGCGCTGCGCGACCTTCGCCGCTTTGTTTCAAAGCCTGACGCTGACACCTGCGCACTGTATTACTGATGCAATACATTCCCCTTGGCGCTAACGCCTATTCCGCTGACACATACGGACTTCCAGCGCTAAAGCTAGAGAATTGGTATGCCGAGGCGGCAGGCGACCGCGTAGATCGCCCGTATAGGCTTATTCCTACGCCTGGGCTATCAAGCTTCGCAACGAGCCTAAACGGCGATGTGCGTGGCCTGTTTCAAGCTGACGGGCTATTGAGCGGCGACATTATCGCGGCTGCGGGGCTGCGCGTGTATCGCATCAATTCCAGCGGCATCCCGACAGAGGTCGGCACGATTACCGGCACGGATGGCGTTAGCTTTGCTGGATCCCAGCTTGATTGCGTCATGACAGCGGGCGGGACCGCTTACAAGGTCGATACTGGGTCTATTGCGTCCATCACGGTGGGCGCATCCACGGGCGACATTGTGGATTGCGCCGAGATTGCGCAGCGGCATGTGTTTCTTGAGGATGGCACGGGGCGTTTTTGGTGGAGCGATCCGGCGGACGCGACAACGGTAGAGAATACATCCTTCGCCACGGCTGAGACTGAGCCTGACAACCTGCTGGCCCTTCACGTTTACGGCGATACTGTCTTCCTGTTTGGCACGCAATCGACTGAGGGTTGGGTTTCGACGGGCGACACGGTAACGCCTTTTGTGCGCCGTCCAGGCTTTGCGGTTAATAAGGGCATCATGGGGCGCGATGCGGTGGCATCTGCTGACTTTGGCCTGTTTGTCGTTGCTGATGATGGAATTGTATATCGCTTGGACGGCATGCAGCCTCGCCGAATCTCCACGCATACGATTGAGCGGCTGCTAGAGGATGTGGCGACTGCTGACCGGGTAAATGTTCGCGTTAGCGCGCATCAATGGGGCGGGCATACGTTTGTCGGCGTTCATATGCCGGGCGTGGGCGATTACTTCTATGACGTAGCCACGCAGACATGGCACCGCAGGCGCGAGATTAACGCGGCGCGCTATCTGTCTCATATCTTTGTCGAGAAGGATGGCGACGTGTTCGCGGGCGATGCCACGGCGGGAAGCATCTACCAAGTGGATCGCGACGTTTACACCCATAACGGCAACGCAGTGCGGCGTGTGGCCACGGCGATTGTTCCGGTGGAGGATGCCCGGCCCGTTGTTGCCAATGTTACGATCGAGCTAATGACGGGCGTGGGCTTGCTCACTGGGCAAGGCAGTGACCCGCAAGTCCTTTTGCGGTATAGTCGCGATGGGCGCACATGGTCACATGAGCTAACGCGCAGCTTTGGAAAGATTGGTGATTATTTGACACGCGCAATCTTTGGAATGCTGGGCCGGTTTAGCCCGCCTGTTATGCTGCTAGAGGTCGCGGTATCGGACCCGGTGCCTGCTACGGTAACGGGGCTTGCAGTGGATCGGGTGAAGTCATGACAAGGGATGTGCGATTCCCCATTGCATCGCCTGGGCCGAATGAGCCACTGGTAAACCCTGACGGCACCGCAAAGGATGCGCTGCGCGAGGTCATCGAGACCGTTGTAAACCAAGCGGGCGGGCAAGGCGGTGACGCGGCATATGACACGCAACTGCTTGCCCTTTTGGCCGACCAGAACGCGCAGCAGGCCAAGCAGTTAATCGGGCTAGCACAGGAGGTGCAATCTGCCCGGCTTGAGACTGCGGATATTGCGGCGCGGTTTGAACGCGAATTGAGCAATGCGCGGGGCGAAATGGAAGCGTTGCGGGCCATCGCTGAAAGCCGCAGGGTTACTAAGGGCTCTATCGTTCCGGGGGCGGTGGAGCGGCCTAGTGCGGTTGATGGCTTTAGCGGCGTTGTGGCTGTTGGCAGCAGCGCAAGCGAGGATTGGTATCCAGGCACAGGCACGCCGACTAAGGCGGTCTCGGATTATGAGACCATCACTGTGGAGACTGACCTTTTCGACTTTGAGGCGGGCGACCGCTTAGAGGTCTGTATGGGGTATAAGAATATCTGCGTGAAAAACGCATTCGAGCATTTCTCATGGGACGAGGAGGTCTCGCTTAGAAACAGTGTTGGATCGCTGGTGCATGAGTTTTCGCAATATCCGCTTATCATGCGCACGGCGACTAACGCGGTCCCTGCGTCCTATACAACAGCGGAGGACGTTGTTTGTCGGCAGGCCGAGACCTTCTTTGTGGACGTTCCCGACCCGCTAACCGGGGCTTGGACTAACTCACAGATCAAGGCGAGGCTGCGGCTTGCACCGGATGGCGCGGTATCTGGCAGCACTGACTGCATCACGGGCGGAACGTTTAACGCGACAAGCATCAAGGACTATTTCCGAGTGGAAAACATCATCATAACGGTGCGCGTGCGCCCGAAGCGTCTCAACACTTTCTTGGGGTCATAACATGGCAAGCATTGCAAAGCAGGGGTCAATCTCTGCATCTACGGCAGTTTACACTGCGCCGACAGGGCAGATTTTGCGCCCTACTACACTGTCCCTATATACCGAGGCGTCGGGCGGGGCCACGGTTGACATTCACGTGGCGCAGGATGGCGGATCTGCGGCTGCTGCGAACAAAAAGGAGCAAGTGGTGCTTGAGCAGTACGAAACGCGCCCTGCGGCGTCTCTGTTTGGCGCGGTTATTGCTCAGGGCGGCAAGATCTACGTGGATCCTAACGGCGACACCGTGACGTATGAGCTGGGTGGGCAGCAGACCCCGCAATCGGTAGATGCTGATGGTTAAGCAAGCCACGCCCGAAGACTTTCCGGCCATTCTTGAGATGGGCCGCAGGTTCCATGAGTTTAGCCCCTGGCGGGATCGACCGTTTAGCGACGATGCAACGCTTGAAATGCTTCACCGCATCACCGAAAGCGACGACGCGGTTTTGCTTACAAACGGCACCGGCATCCTGGGCGGTGTTGTTGCGCCTATCTATTTCGGCGGAGGCGTTGTGGCTCAGGAGCTGTTCTGGTTCGCGGATAAGGGCGGGCGTGAGCTTTTAGACGCATTTGAGCAATGGGCGAAAGACAAGGGCGCAAACGGCGTTCTGATGATATCACTAGCGATAGACGAGAAAGCGGACGAGCGAATGGGCAAAATCTATGAGCGGCGCGGGTATCGTCTGCGCGAGCGAAACTATTACAAGGGACTTGACTGATGGCTATCGGGACAACGGCGGCAATTCTAGCCAGCACAGCGGTTAGCGCGGGGACTGGCCTTATCAGTGCCAATCAGCAGCGGCAGGCGGCGAAAGGCGCAGCGGCCACGGCGGCGCGAACGGCTGACCAGCAAACGGCATTGCATCGTGATATCTTTAACCGGCAAGTGCAGCTTAACGAGCCATTCCGGCAGGCGGACATTCAGCGCCAGAATATGCTGCTTGAGCTGTTCGGCGGGGATCCGGTGGGGCAATCGCAAGCGGGCCAGCCAGGCCAAGCGGGCGCAGCGCAAGCGCCTAACTATGCCGGATACGTCAACAACAATTCGGGCCTGTCGAGCGCGTTTGCTAACCTTTCGCCCCAGAACCGCAACTATATCCGCTCGCAAGGCTTTGACCGCAACGGAGACGGCCAGATTGACAGCGGCGAGTATGGCGAGTTTCATTTTGCCAGACACGGACAGCAGGAAGGGCGACAAATGCCGCTAATGCCAACCAATGCGGGCGCTTCCGGCGTCAACGCACTGGCACCAAACGCCGCGACAAATAGCGCCGCTTATGTTGGCTCTATCCCTGGCGCAGATAACAAACTGCCGGTGCAAGACCAGATCACAACCGCGCAGGCCACGCAAGCGGGCGCGCCTGATGCGGCACAGCCGGGGCTGGGCCTGGGGCCGACAGTAGACCCAAGCGTTGCCGGTGCAGAGCGGTTTAACCAATCGCTGTTTAACGCGGCATTTACCAATGAGTTTAACCGCGACCGTGATCGAATTGACAACGCGCTTGCCAATCAGGGCTTGCAGTTCTCCGGCGCTCGCATGAACGCGGTAGAGAACGCGCGGGCGGCTAACTTTGGCAATGCCCTGTCTAATTACACAAACCTGCTTGCGGGCTTCCCGACGACTAGCCCGGCAACAAGCGCCATGACCAGCGCGGCGGGCGCATACGGCGCTAACGCTGCCAACGCTATGGGCAACGCGGCAAACGCTGCTATGCAGTCTGCGTATCAGCGCGGCGATGCAACGGCTAACGCTATCGGTGGCGTCGGCAGCGCTCTCGGCTTCGGGCTGGGCGCTATGACAAAGCCGGGCGCGGGTTTCTTCGGAATTGGGGGCTAAACAATGTCTCAGGTGATTAACGCATTTTTGGCGGGCCAAGAATACCGCAACCAGCTTAACCAGCAGCAGCAGCAGGCCCAGGCCATGCAAGAGCAGCGCGGGATGCAGAACACGGCGGCAAAGGTGCAAGGCGCTCTGATGCAGGGCGACCGGGAGCTTGCGCAGAACCTTGCGATAGGATCCGGCAACGCTGACATTATGGGGGCTTTCCGCGACCAAGTGTCAACAATGGACACACAAGAGCGCGCGCGGCAGCAAGAGATTTTTGGCGTAGTTGGTAGTGTGGCCAATTCACTGCGCGACGTTCCCGTTGAGCAGCGCTCTATTGCTTTCCGCTCTGAGGCCCCGCGCCTGATGCAAATGGGCGTCCCGGCTGAAGAAATCGAACGATATGACCAACTCCTAAGCGACCCCGCGTCGTCTGATGCTGTGCTTGCCGTCCTTTCGTCTCGTGTCACTGATGCGCAAGCCGTATTTGATGCTTACGCCCCGCAGATGCAGGCTGAAAACGAAGTTCTCGCATCCTATCAAGGTGGCCGCCTGACCCAAGGCCCGATTAACCCGAATGCGGAATCAAACCGAGCCATAGAACGGCAGAACGCGGACACAAGCCGCATGAATGCCGTTACAGACCGGCGCAGGTTCGAAATGGACGAGGCTGCGGCTGGCCAGCCGTCATGGGGTGATATTAATAGCTTGCGTGATGACGCTGAGGGCATGATTGCGAGCTATCGCAAGGTTGAGGAGGCGTATTCTCGCATTGCGGCGTCCGCGCAGGATCCGAGTGCTGCGGGCGATCTCGCTTTGATCTTCAACTACATGAAGATGCTCGACCCGGGGTCAACTGTGCGTGAGGGTGAGTTTGCGACAGCTCAGAACGCTGGCGGTGTCGATCAGCGGGTGCAGAGCTTTTACAACAGAATTGTTAACGGCGAGCGCCTTACACCGGATCAGCGCGCGGATTTTGTGCGGCGCGCCGAAATGCTCTTTGGGCAGCAGCAGCGAGTCGCGCAGGAGCGCATCGCGCCATTTGCCGAGCAGGCAGAGCAGCGCGGCTTTCCAACGCGCCAAGCGGTCCCGCAATTTGTGAGCCCGCCGGAGATGCCAGCACTGGCCAGCATGTCTGATGAAGAACTTGAGCGCATCGCCAACGGGGGCAACTGATATGCAGCAGATTACGCCTGAGCAGGCCCGCGCGGAGCTTGAGCGCCGCCGTGCAGCTAGACAGCAGCCCGCACAAATCACGCCGGAGCAGGCGCGTGCGGAGTTGGCCCGCCGCCGGGGTGAAGCGGCTCCGCTATCTGAGCCGGGGCAGCGTCGAGGCAATTGGATGCCGGGGATGCCTTCAGGGGGCGATGTGCGCAGGGATGCCCTCAACCTGATTAGTGATCCGCTGGGCACGATGGTGACGGGCGCTGCCCGCATGGTTGACCGCGCGACACGCATGGACGGTTCGCCTGCCGAGATTTTGGCGGACGAGATGCCTGCCGCACAGATGGCATTCCAGGGCAGTACGTTGGGCTTTGGAGATGAGGTGATGGGCGGCACGGCTGCCTTGGCGGCAGGAGCAACCGGCAACGATCCTGGGGCTGCTTACCGGGAGAACACAGACGCTGCCCGAGAAGGTCTGGCTCGCAACCGCGAGGATGCTCCAGTCACTTCATTCTTGTTGGAGATTGCGGGCGGTGGAGCAACGGGGGCAGGTGTCGCTGGCTCGCTGTCCCGGCGCTTTCCCGGCATGACCCGTCAGATGCTGAACTTCGCTAGCCGTCATCCGTACCTGATGTCCGCCCTGACATCCGGAGGCTCTGGCGCTGTTGTCGGTATTGGAGAGGGCGATGATCATGGACGCCTCGAGAGCGGCATTCAAGGCGGAACGCTTGGCCTGTTCATGGGGCCTGCCGTGCGTGGGGCGACGGGTTTAAATGGGCGCTTGTATGGCAGTTTGCGCAACCGCAATGTATCGCGCGGCACGCAAGCAGCCGAGCGCGCAGGGTTGACCGTCGATGACGTAACCGCTCTGGACGGTGATTTTCTGGCAGAGACCGCGCAAAACCCTCGTGCACAGTCCACTGCAATCGGCTTGGCAGGCATGGGCGATGATGCCCAAGCTGTTATCAGAGATGCAGTGTCTGAACGCCAAGCCGGTAGAGCGCAGCGACTTGCTGATGCTGTGGAGGGTTCTACCGGGTCTCGGGGTGGCGCTGGCGCTTTGCTTCAGCTAGACGATATTCGAGCCCAAGCGCGCCCACTGTTCAATGCTGCTGACGATGTTCAGGGCCGCATGACGCCTCGGCTGCGAGAGATGGTTCGCCAAGCCAATCGGGCTGGCGTGACGTTCCGAAATGCAGACGAGCTGGCCGCAAGAGATGGCGACGCTCGCGTGGCCTTGTCGGCATTCGCTGACGATGCTGACGGGATGCCAGATCAAATTAGATTGGGAGACGTGCGAGCGCTGGCCAGAGCTGTAGAGAATGAGGCGCGAAGGCTCTCTCGGCAGGGTGAAAACCCCGGCAGTCTTTGGAACTTGGCGCGAGAAATGCGCGATCAGATCAGTCGGCAGTCTCCTGAGTACCGCCAAGCCGCTCAAATGTGGCGCTCATCCGCCCGTGACGAGGAGGCTTTTGAACTCGGTCAGCGCGCATTCCGCCCGGGTGCCCAGCAGGAGAGGGCGTTGCGCAGATTCTTTGCCAATGGCTCGCGATCACAGTCAGAGCAGCGCAATTTCTTGGCAGGTGTGGCAGATGCGATGGATCAGAGAATTTCTGGCGCTGCGGAGACCGGGAACCCTGCCGCACGGCTCAATCGAGCAATTGTTCGCGACCGATTGAAAATCGTTCTGGGCGATGAAGCGGGCGATGAGCTGATGAACACCATCATGCGCGAAAACCGCCGAGCCAGTTTTGAAAATGTGGCTAGCCGTGAGGTTAACTCCTCAACGGACGCCCGCCAGCAAGGCCGACGGGATGCTCAGGCGGCGTTGATGGGGGCAGGAAGGCAGTTCGCGGGCGATCTGGTAGAGGATACTTCTGGAACGCTTATGGCTCGGCATCGTCTTGCCGGTGCTGTTCGTGGTGACGATCCAGAGGCTGCTGCCGATCTGGCACGATTGCTTATGGCGACAAGTCGCAGTGACCCCGCTGTGCAGCGTTTCCTTAGCGAGATGGACAGCGTGTACCGGGCTTCTCAGGGACCTGCGCCTGTTGCTGATGTGCTTGCGGGGCAGGGCGCTGGTTTCTTTCTAAGCGGATCTTGAGTTCATCCATATGCCGTGCAGGACGCGGGCGGCGCCCCTGAGCGGGTTTTTTTATTGGAGTTTTATAAATGGCTGCTAAACCTATTTTTGTGCAGGCTGTAGACACGAACGGCGCGCCCTATAGCGGGGCAAAGCTTAACGTGTACGACGCAGGGACAACCACGCCGCGCGCGATTTACACCGAAAGCGGGCTAGGCACCGCATCTGCCAACCCGGCAATCGCAGACGCCAATGGCGTTGTAGTGGTATGGGTAAATGACGCGGGCGGGGACATTAAAGTCACCCTGACCAACTCTGCGGAAACAGTGACGCCGCACAATGAGGATAATGTGCCGATTGCAAGCCTGACTTGCTACCCGGTAATCACTTTCCAGGGCGACCAATCACTCCTGACGACGAGCAGCCCAACCTTCGCGGGCTTGACGCTGGGCAACGTGTCATTCGCGGGCGTTGTGACAGATCCGAACGCTGACCGGCTGGTTTTCTGGGATGACAGCGCGGGCCAAGTCAACTTTATGACGCTGGGCACTGGTTTGGCGTTTGCCGGGACTGCGCTTGAGCTTGACGGAGACTTGCAGGATATTTCGGGGCTCACGCCTACGGATGGCGGGGTTATCATTGGCGACGGTACGGATTTTGTTGTTGAGAGCGGGGCAACGCTGCGCGCGTCTCTCGGCGTCGCAATCGGCTCTGACGTGTTAGCGCATGACGATAATCTGCAAGCTTTTGTGGACGCCTTCACTGCGCCGACCTCTGACGGAGCGGCGGGGCAGGTTGTAACGACTGACGGCGCTGGCAATCTGACGTTTGCGACTCCTGCGGGCGCGGGTGACCTGCTGGGCGCGGCCAATGAGACAATCACTGGAAACTGGACGTTTAACGGATCCCTTACGCTAAACGGAACGATTGCGGGCACGTCATTCCTTGACGAGGACGATTTAACGTCTGACAGCGCCACAAAGCTTGCGTCTCAGCAGTCCATCAAGGCTTATAACGATAACCAGCGCGTAGCAAATTACACGGCGCTGAAGGCACTGTCCGCAGGGCTGTATTCGTCTGTTTACGTAGAGGACACGGCGCGCGGTGGCCATTTCGTGTGGCAGTCGGGCGACCAGTCGGCTCTTGTAACGGGCGACCCTAGTGAGGGCGTTATTGTTCCTCCGTCTTCTGACGTTACGGGCGCAAGCGGCGTTTGGCGTCGCCGAGTTGACGGTGACTGCTATGACATCCGATGGTTTGGAGTTGTTGCGGACGGATCGACCAACGACGACAGCACCATTGGCGCGGCTATTACGTACTGTGAGGCAAATGACGTTTGGCTGGACTTTGGCGGGCATGCCGTTCGCCTGGACACTCCGTTTACCCGCACGATTGCCGGTAACGTCAAATGGGTAGATCCGTCCTTTGATATCTCCAACCACAACCCCACGGGCGTTGTGAACTTCATGGAAATCAACAGCGCCCTAGATAATGACAGCGGCTCGGGTGACTGGAACTTGACCGGCAACGCTGCGGGCGGATCCAACACGGTCACGGTCACGGATGCAACCGGGCTTGCCGCTGGTGATACGATCCTAATCTCTGATGATACGGCTGCTGTGTCGAGCGGCAATACGGGCAAGCAAAGCCAGTGGACTACGATTGAAAGCATTGCCAGCAACACCCTCACGCTGACAACGCCTGTGCTCGTATCGTCGTTTACCACAGCAGCTAACGCGCAGGTTCGCAAGGTCAACACGGATCACAGGTTCCAGGTGCGCGGTGAGCTAAAGATTGTCGGCAATGATCTGAACAGCGGCACCAATGCGCAAAATGGCCTTGTCCTGAACCTGCTCTATGAGCCTGATATTGACCGCTTCGATTGTCATCACACCGAGGGCAATGGCCTCATCATTCAAGACTGTATCCGCCCGCGTGTTGGCGATGTTCGCGCCCGTGAGTGTGATTTCGTCGGGCAGGGTTACGGCGTCTCTGTCTCTGGCTCCTGGAATGCAAAGATCGGTGTTATCCAAGCCATATCTTGCCGTCACGCGTTCTCATCGACCGTATCAACCAGCAACGGTGAGATTTGTGGGCGCGGTCTGCATATTGAGTCTGTGATGGCCAGTGACTGCACCGGGGCGGGATTCGACACCCACGTCGCATACTTTGACGTGTATGTTGGCTCTTGCGTTGTCGACTACCGCAACAGTGTCACCACGCAAGAGGGCATCAGTCTTGAGGCTCCGCGCACCACCATCGGGAAGCTTTCCCTCAACGGCGCGTATGACAACGGCCTGATCATCAACAACCTTGGCTCGACGGACGTACTTCCCGACTTCGTTCGGATCGGCTTGGCTTCGATCTACTGTGACACGAACGACACCGACTACAACATCTACATCCAGAACAACGCATCTGTGTCTGGTCGTGCCTTCACGGTCGATTTCGGCACCCTGTCGCTCAAAGGCGACCTCGGCATCCGGGCCAAGGCGTTTGGTTCTGCTGGCGATGTCCACCTGAATATCGGCATGGCCAACATCGAAACGGCAGACACGATGTTCCTGATGGAGAGCACATCTTCATCTCGCGTGTTTGTTACGGTCAACAGCGGCATGCTGAAAGACACCTCGGCATCTTCCTCGGTAGTCATTATGGAGGGCAACGCTTACCATACGGCCAACAGCAACCCGGGGTGTTACTTCAAGATGAACGCGGGCGTTCTCTCGAAGAACGCTGGGTCGGGTTCGATTATCGACAATGATGACGGGTACGTTTACCTTGAGGGCGGCGTAGTCATTGATAACCCGAATTCGGCCACGCTGCACACCGCCACGGGAATTGGCGAGCTGTTTCAACGTGGTAAATACTCTACTGTTGAAAGCAACGATCAAGGTTTCTTCGGCAACACTGCTGCAACCCTCGCTGACGCCAAAGCATGGCCGGGCAGCGCCACTGTTATTGTTGGCGCGGACGACGCAACCCAATTATGGCTGATGAATAGCGGGTACGCGCAGCGCTGGCAGTTGGGCGTTGTAGAGGGATCTGGCGGCGATCTGAGGATCACGGATCTTAACGGCAGCGCGGCTGACGTGGATCTTGTAAACGCGGACCTGAAGCATGGCGGCACCAAGGTTTTGGGCGCGCAGCAGTCCGGCACGGGGGAGACTGTCGGGTTTACCGCAGGCTCTGGCACCGCCGTTAACGACGACAGCACGTTTACCGGCAACGTTGGATCGACCGCGTATCGCATCAGCGACATCGTAAAGGCTCTCAAGAACCACGGCCTTATCGCGTCATAATCGGGCAATAGTGTCGCGGCCTCTGCAATTGCACGCCGCGACCATCTATTAGGCAGCAACATGAAATACTTTAGGCCAACTGAGTTCCGCGAGTGGTGGGAGCTTATGTCAATAGACCTCCTGGAAGTGCTAGACGACTTTCGCGATATTTGGGGCGCTCCTGTGATGATTAGCCCGCACGCCGACGCGCTAGGCCGACACGGTGGCCGCGATGATCTATCCCAGCACAACGTTGACAAATGGGGCGAGGTGCGCGCGGCTGACGTGTTCCCTATGGGTTTAGGTAACGAGGGATTCATCCGGGCGTACGACGCGGCCAAGCGTGCAGGCGCTTCTGGAATTGGGTTCTATCCCGGCACCACGCCCGGCCCAATGATGCATCTCGATGTGCGCACAGACCGCACACCTGACAACCCGGCCACATGGTCGCGGATTAAAGGGAAATATCTTGGCCTTTCGCACGCTATGCCGGAGGGCTGGAAGCCATGACCAATGAGCTGCAACGCTTGGAAGACGGAATCAAAGAAATCCGCGATAAGCAGATTGAAACGCTTGAACGGCTGGCCGCTTTCGAGGCTGGGCTAAAGGCTGATAAGGAAATGCGCCACGAGCGCAATAGCGCGGTCACGGAATACATTGCCAAGCATGACGAGCGCATCACGGCATTAGAGCGGGCCAAGTGGATCGGCCACGGCATCGCAAGCGCGGTTGCCTTTGTCTTGTCCTATGCTGGGATCAAGTTTACGGGCGGGGCTGGGTAACGGAGAGCGACATGATTGGTAGATTTATTGAGCGCATCATCGGGCCTGTTTCAAGCCTGATTAGCGAATACATCGAGGATCCAGACAAGCGGGCCGAGTTCGAGAGCAATTTTCGGCTGGCATTGCTGGCCCAGGAAACGGCCTTGGTCGAGGCGTCCCGTGACGTAGTGGTGGCCGAGGCGCAAAGCGAGAGCTGGCTAGCGCGCAACTGGCGACCGCTTATTATGCTGACGTTCGGCGCTATCCTGGCAAACAACTATATCGTAGTCCCGTGGCTGCAAGCGTTCGGCATCCAGACCGTCGCAGTCCTGGAAATCCCCGAAGGCATGTGGGGCCTGCTAACGGTAGGGCTAGGCGGTTACGTGGTAGGCCGGACGATTGAGAAAACCGGAAGCGGCGTGAACGTCAACGTAGGTCAAAACCAGAAGCCGGAATAAGTGCGGCAGGAAATGGTGTGCGCATCACCAGATCCCGCCTAGCGTGGTTCGCATCTTTTCAGATGGCGGCATCCGGGGCCGTCTCACGCATGCTTGCATCATACACATCTTGGCGCATAAAGAAAGGGCCGGAGCATAACCCCGACCCTCTCCGATATATTCGGGTCAATGCCTAATTGCAGTTAGAAGCCGACAAACATAACTTTGTTGAGACGGCGGCGCTCTTGATCTTCCCTAGCAACAGCCTCTGCCTTCGCACGCCGCTCGTACAATTCGCAAGTCGGTGCACCTGAAAAATCAATCGGGCTAAGATCGAAGTCCCACTTTTCAGCGAAGGCGAACAGCATGAGGCTGAAATCGGCGGCCTTGGCATATGCCTCGGGCGTGTTAGAAACAAATGCATCATCCGCAAGGTCAGCAGCATAGTCAAATGCATTCTGTACAGAAGCAACGTTGTTGGATGCAAATGCCGATTCAATCTTAGCCATGGTGTCTCTCCTTGTTGATGACTATTGTATAGCGCGGCATTTTCCGGCGTGCAACAAAAAAAGAGGGGGAACGTACAAGACGCAATCCCCCTCAGTTTGCCAGTTGTAACAATGGATCGCGGCCCAGCCTTGACCGCAACTTTAGCCCATCGCGCCTAACACACCGGCCAACGTGTGCAAGTGCAACCCGGGCGCTCGATCAGCTAAAGCAGAAATAAACCCCAGCGCGGTTTGGTGACCGGGCGCTGGGGCTTCTCACACCCCAGAAAATAAGGAAATGCGATATGGGTATATTAGGGCGTTGAGTTTAGCGCGTCAACCCTTGCTATATATTGTGCCTAGTATATCATGCCCCCGCTACATATAGGAGGCGACCCCATGCAAACACCGTTTGATCCCGCACTTGTAAACTACGCCCGCACCGACTTACAGAAGGAACGGCTCCGCGCTTGGCTTGAGCACGGCTCACAACGCAAGGCGGCTGATGCTCTGGGCTGTACGGCCAAAGCGTTTCACCGCTCGCTAGAAAGCGCCAAGGCTGAAGCTGCGCGCCAAGGGTATGCGCCTGGACACTTTGAGGGCGGCACCGCTCCCGGCTATCGCATGGGCAAGGTGACAATCCAGCGCGGTCCTGGTGGCGATGTAGAGCGGGTATGGGAGCGGCAAAGTCCGCTAGAGGAAGACAAGATAGACCGCCTGCGCGATATGATCGACGCGCTAACGGAGGGCGTAAAGGGCGCAAGCAATCCATCACCGGCCCCGCTTGGCTGCGATGCTGATCTAATGACGGTTATCCCTATGGGCGATCCGCATTGCGGCATGCTCGCTTGGGAGAAAGAAGTCGGCGAGAACTTCGACCTGGTGGAGTTTGAGCGCCGCTTGACGGGATCTATTGACCGGCTAGTGGATGCCGCGCCTGTCACTGAGCAATGCTTGTTTATCAACTTGGGCGATATGTTTCATGCTGACGATAGCCGCAACAGGACGCCAGCCAGCGGCCACACGCTAGACGTTGATGGTCGCTATGCCCGCGTGGCGATGGTGGCCTTTCGCGCGATGGTCTACGCAATCGACCGGCTGAAGGAAAAGCACGCCCGGGTTATTGTCTGGAATAGGCCGGGCAACCACGACCCACACAGCTATCTGATGCTGGCCATGTCCCTCAATGCCTATTACTCGAATGACAAGCGCGTAGAGGTTCCGGTTGATCCGTCCATGTTTAGCTTTATGCGGTTCGGCAAATGCCTGTTCGCTAGCACACATGGCCACGGTCCAAAGATGAATGACCTGGGAATGATTATGGCGGGCGACAGGAAGGAAGATTGGGCGCTAACGGATCATCGAGTTTGGTTCATTGGTCACTTCCATCACCGCAAGATCCAGGAAGACTATACCGGGTGCACGGTAGAAATCGCCCGCACCCTAGCCGGATCTGATGCATGGCACCACGCCAAGGGCTACAGGTCGGCTAAGGATATTCAGGCGATTATCTATCATCGCGAGCATGGCGAGATTTACCGCCACACTTGCGGGCTTTCAATGATTGCGCCCAATTCCGCGCCATAATAAGCGCGGCACTCTCTGCCCTGTTGCGGGAATCCCGGCATCATACTCCAGGATCCCCGCCCTCTCCTCATACGCATCCCGCAAATCAGGATCGCGCATTATCTCATCGCGTGTCATTCCTTATCCGCCGAGCAGTCATTCTGCATTTGCTGGTATCGCATCCCGGTCATGAACATCCGAGCCGCGACAGCCCATTCCTTGTTGGCTGCGGTTGCGTCGAAATTACCCGCATAGTCGGATTGCACTTCAGACCTTATCATCTCATAGATCTTCCATACATTTTCACATACAATATCATCCTCTGGCAGCATGTGCGAGAAGTGGGAGACCTTACTCATCACTGACTTCCTCCAACTGAGCCTTGAGCCATTCAGCAACATAGCCATCATATGATTTGTAGTTATCGGCTTCACTGCCTAGCGCCTTCTCGATCAGCTCCTGGATGACGCCGATGCGGGCATCATTCGCTAGCTGGACAATCCTGTCCATATCCCTCTCGTAACCCATCACTCAATCTCCTTCGCATCCAGCAGTGCCAGCTGCAGGGCGACGGCTGGGAAGGTGTGTTCTGCCCAAGCATCATCCGCGCTGTCGCCAATGGTGGCTGTCGTGTCGTTGTTGCCGTAGCACACAACTGACCACCTCTTTCCCGGCATCTCCCGCTCCACCAGCGCAACTGTGGCGTCTAAACTTGCGGTGAAGCGGGGGGGATCGCGATACCATTTGCCGCCGTAAGACCAGATAGCAAGACTGTTTTTCCATTGGTCGCATGGCTTGTCTTTCGCCCATCCAAACATCACCGCAATCTCCGCATCCGCCTCGCGGCAAGGTGCGGTCAGGGCTTTAAGTTTATCGCGTATGGTCATGAGAACGCCCATTTTACCACGCCCAAAGCGAACGCAGCGAATATCGCTACCGGAACAACACTTATCAGCCTCATCCTCCAATCTCGAAAATAGACATCAATTGCCGCAAATGCCGTTAGCGCTACAATAATTAAGTATAGTAAGGTTTCCATCACTCTCCCTCCATCTGTGCCTTGAGTTTATCGCGTAGGGTCATCGTGTTGCCTCCAATATGCAGATGGCGACGAATGCTAGCCAAAGCCCGAAAGTAACACCCCAAAGAAACGTTTCCATCACTCACCTCCATCCACTACAGAGCGTAGGGCTTCGAAGTCCTCACCCCATCGGTCTCGGCTAGGATGACCGCGACCGTCGAACAGTGCATCTCGAATTGGATCTGCATCCCACTCAAGTATGCGTCGCGCAGCATCTTCCAGCTTGTCGCACCGGGCTTGGAGGGCGTCCAACCTATCTTCTATTTCGTCAGCATCCCGAAGGGTCAGCATGTTTGCGCCCTCCGGCTCACCCTCGCCGCCGCAAATCAGCAGCTTGAGCTGGTAGAGTTCGTCACGAAGCTCGTCGCACCGGGCTTGGAGGGTGTCAAGCTCCTCCTGCAAATGCTCAACACGGTCGGCTGCATCGCACGCCAGTTTGCGCCAATCCTTCCGGCTCGCCTCCTCTCCGGGTGGTGGGGGAAGGGGTTGCCAGCTCGTTGGAGCAAACCAATCGACCTCAATTCCCGTCGGGTTTAACCACCACTTGGGCATCACGTCAGATTGGAAAGCGACGACAGGGTTCACCCCGCTAGCTGTAATCAGAATGGGCGTGCCATCCTTCGGAGCCGTGCTGATGTCTCTCCAGCCTGTGTTTTGCTCAGTCATCGTTCAACTCCTCCAGCGCTTTGCTTAGGTCAGACCAGCCGCCCTCATAGCAATAAGGCAGCCGCCCCTCTTGATCGGAAGCAACCTCCCTCAAGGATGTGCGAACTCGATGCAGGTAATCAGCCGCCTCCACTACCTTCAACAGCGCGGGCAGGTTGTTGACGGCTGCGACGATAAGGCGGGCGTTGGCTCTGTGTGGGTAGTTTTTACGGTGCATAGACCGCGTCCACGCGGCAATAAACGAGTTGCCGTTCTCACAGACCGCCGTGCCATAATCAGATGATGCATCCACTTCCCAAGGCCCCGGCGTTGCCGCCTCTAGCGCCTGCTTCAGTTCTTCAATGGTCATCCTGCCACTCCGTTGTGAATGTCGACGGTGATCCCGAAAGCGAATGCAGCGGAGAGAACTAAACCCAGGAAGACAAAAAATGCGGTTTTCTGTCTTTGGGTCATCTCGCTAAGCCGTCGAACAATAGTCAATACCAAACAGATCAAAAGCACGATGCTGATCGCAATAGTCGCGAAGGCAACAATGAACGTTTCTTGTGGTGTCATTTGCTACGCTCCTTTATCTCGGACAAAAATCCGTCTTTTGGCAGTTAAGCCGAAGTATTGTCCGGCATTGGCGTCTGCGGTCACATCATCAATGGCATCGCCCAGCTTGCTTATTGCTTCCTCAAGCTTCCAAAAGGCAACTCCGGGATGCTCCCCCTGAGGATCGTTGAGAGCGTACTGATAGTCGTTGAGAGCGTACTGATAGTCTTTGAAAGCGACGTATGCGTTTTCGGCTTCGGACAGTAGCTTATCACTCATTTGCTTACTCCTTTCTGCGCAATTGGCAGATCATCAAAGCACGGACCATCCATCACAGCATCGCCGCACCCGCCCGTTGAGAAGTCAGGGCAGCATTCTTCGCATGTCGGGTTTGCGTCATTCATGCGCGTGTCATAGCCAGTCCAGCGCAGTTCTGCTGTATCATCACCGCACCAGGTACATTCCAAGCGCTCGCCCAGGCGCATCTTAACGCGCTCGCCCAGGCGCATCTTAACGCGCTCGTCATGTGGAAGCTTGCCAAGGGCCTCGGCTTCGGCGTGTGTCCATTTATCTGTCATGTGTATCTCCTTTGATGTGGCTAACCTCGCACACTAGCGGCCCAGGTTCAAGAATTATTTTTGGCATAATTGCTTTTTGGCCCAATTAAGGGCTTTCCACGTTGTGACGTCTCTGCCGATTGCAATTGACCCAATCTCTGAGAGCTTCATTTCATTGCCTGGATGACGGCCAGTCCGCGCCATGTATGCGGCCACTAGGTACTCCTTAGGAGTTTGTGCTCTAGTAATCTGTATGTCTAGCTTATCTCTTTCAGTCATGTTTGCTTCCTTAGTCTTAGGGGATGAACGCCTTAGGCAACGATGGGATCTAGGCATAGAAAGCCCCTTGCAGGACCTTCTATAGAGTAACGCCTTGAGGTGTCTGAGACCTGAGACATACTGCACGCTTAGCTAGCCTTGGAGGCGGGTAGGTTGTGCTATCACCACTTTGTTAGCTGAAAGCCATCACAACGGGAGCCAAGTAGAGCCAGCGAGCGACTTCTACCCAGCCTGGGCCTTTTAGCCCGTCACTTGGTATGCGGTTGCGTCCCAGACCCTTAACGGCAGCCTAAACGGCACTTGGGGGCAAAAATCCATTCGCCACAGAGCATGTCAGGAACCCACTTGTCTTGAAAAGTTCTGTGCTTTATATAATAAAGCTCTTTCCAAGGAGGCGTTGGGTTCCTAGTTCGCAGCCTCTTTGAGCCCCCGGCCTGTTGATGCAGGTGCGGGGGCAACCCTTCCTTCATACGCCATCAAAAATTTGAAGTCAACGGGCAGATTTTTCTTGCACGGGGCCTTTGCGTGTGTAATCGTACGGCATCAACAAGGAGGAAAGACATGTCTAACTTCATCGCGCAATGCATGGCCCCAATGGGCTTGTGTCAGCTAGACCAGCTCTACCGCATCGCTGACAGCGAATATTCGCCTATTCCTCATGACATGGATGCAGTTGAGGCTGAAATCATGGAGCAATGCCTTGCCGAGATGGCCGAGGCTGCTTGCCGGATTGGGGAGTGGATTAGCTGATGTGGTATAACATTAAATGGGAGTGCAAGCGCACGCAGCAAGTGTTCTGGATGCGGGTATGGCGCGAGGAGGATAGGCTGTGAGCGGGATTGTTTTGTCACTGTTTGACCTGACGGGGAACATGGTGCGACCTTGGGCCGAGGCGGGATATGAATGCATCTGCGTTGATATTCAGCAGCAGCCTGGGTGGGGCGAGATTGGCGGCGACGGATGGAAGGCCAAGACATTTGGCGGGGATATTCGCAACTGGCTCCCGCCTCGCGAGGA